CCCGCCACTCCATCTCCGGCTGGTCCTCGCCCGCCGCCGGGATCACCCAGCGCCCGCCGCCGCCCGGCGGCCGGGCGCCCACCGCGAAGTCGCGCGGGCTGCGCAGCACCAGCAGCGCAGCCCTCAGGCTTTTCCCTCCACCGGCCCCGGCCGCCGAAGCGCCTCGGCCCGCGCCAGCAGTGCCTCCACGTCCGCCAGCGGCAGCGCGGCCAGCATGGCCTCGCCCACCGGGCCGTCGCGCTCGCGCGACCAGTCCGGCAGCCCCTCGCCCTCCCACGCCTCCAGCGAGGCGCGTAGCAGCGCCATCCGCGCGCGCCGGTCGGCCTCCATCAGCGAGGCGCGCTCGGCCAACACCTCCGGGTCGTCGGCGACGAGCCTCTCCGCCAGCGCCCGCTTCCGGGCCGCCCGCAGCACGTCCGCCTGCGCCGCGCGCAGCTCGGCCCGGTGGCGCTCGTGCGCCTCCGGCGGCTCCTGCGGGTGCGGCTGCGTCAGGAGGATCGAGGCCGCCACCGTGTCGGCCTCCTCGTGCGCGTCGATCGCCGCGATGTGCGGCGCCGCCGCCTCGGCGCCGAGCCTGCGCTCGAGCGCCCGGCGCACGGCCTCGTTCAGCAGCGCCGGGCCGCCCTGGTAGGCGCCGGCGCGCGCGGCCTCGATCTCCGCCGCCTCGCCGTAGGTGATCGGCCGCAGCACGTAGCGACGACCGCCGATCTCGACGGCCTCGCGCTGCCGCACGCCGGTGACGTGGGTCTCTGCCATGGGGTCCTCAGAAGCAGGCCAGGAACATCGTCGCGTTCGGCTGGTCCGGCGCCAGCGCGATCGCGTCCACGCCGAGCTCGTTCCGCTCCTGCGGCTGCAGATCGACGACCTGCGCCGAGGGGCAGGAGAGCGCGAAGCGGTTGCCGGCGACCGAGCCCCACTGCGCCGCGAAGGGCAGCGGCGTGCCGGCCCGGAACGCGCCGGAGCGCGTCGGCGTGTTGGTGGTGTGGCTGTAGGGGTCGATGGTGATGCGCGGCGCCGCCCCGGTGATGATCGGCGGGTCGAATCCCTCGCCGGCCTCCGGGTTCTCCGGGTAGGCGGTGCGCACCGCCATGTCCCAGTTCGCCGTCGCGCAGGCAGCGAGCGCCCGGTTGAGCTGCGCCACGCCGCCGGCCCAGCGCGGCGGCTGGCGCGTCAGCGGCGTGTAGTTGGTCGGCAGCGCCGCCGCCTCGTTCATCGCGGCGACCATGCCGGTCAGCCGCACCGTCAGCATCGCGTGCCGGCCGGCGGCGAGCGCGACCGACCACGAGCCCTTGCAGCCGAGGATCTTGTGCCGCAGCCCGTCCCCGTAGGCGTAGCAGGTCAGCGACTTCTCCTGCGTCTCGTCGCTGGTCGGGCTGTAGAGCACGTTGACCGGGACCTGGAGCAGCGTGGCGGTGCTGAGCACCGGCGAGTAGGTCTTCGCCAGGGTGACGACGCGGCCCGTGGTGTAGTCGAGCACGACGTCGGTGCTGCCCGCGGCGGGGTTGCCGGTCAGCAGGATCGGCATGCCGCGGTACTGCTGCGCCGTGTTGCCGAACGGCGTGGCGGCCGTCACCGTGCTAGCCGTGCCGGCGGTCGCCGCGGTCGGGCCGCCGACGGCGGCCGCCGTGACGGTCTCGACCATGCGGCAGGCGAGCAGCAGCTTGCCCCACTCGGGCGCGGTGCCGGGCGCGCCGGAGCCCGTCACCGGCAGGGTGACGGTGATCTCGGCGCGCATCCCGCCGGGGATCGGCGGCAGGTCGTCGTAGGCGCCGGTGACGACCGGGTTCGGCGTCTGGTCCTGGAGGAAGCGGATCTCGGCCTGGCAGGTCACCCAGTCGCCAGCGGCCGGCGTGCCGGCGATGGCGTCGATGCCCTGGGTCGCTTCGATCTTGAACGCGACCTGGGACAGGCGCTTGCGGATCGTCGTGGTCATAGCGGCTTACTCCCGGTCCTCGGGCGCCGCCCGGCCCGTCCGGGCTGCGGCGGCTGCGGGCTGCGGCTGCGGCGCCTCGGCAGGCGCCTCGGCGGGCGCCTCGGCGGGCGGGGCGGGCGGCGACCAGGCCTCGGCGTCGCCGGCCTCGACCAGCCGCCGCGCCTCCTCCTCGGGCAGGTCGAGGCATAGGCCGGGGCGAACGTCGCGGCCGGCGATCTCGCACGGCCGCACAGTGCGGATTTGCATGGCAGGAGAGTCCCTCAGGCGGTGGTCGCGTAGGGGCCGCCGACCGCGGGCACGCGCAGGTCGAAGCGGATGGTCCAGGTGAAGCCGCCGACCGCATCGGAGGCGGCGTCGAGCGCCGGCGCGTCGGGCTCGAGCCCGACGCCCTCGACCATCAGGGCGTCGCCGGCGGCGTAGGGGATCTCGACGCCGAGCAGCGCGGCGGCGCAGCGCGCGTGCAGCGCGTTGAGCGCGGCCTCGAGCGCCGCGTCGGGGTCGGCCGCGCCGGCCGGCGCGCCGACGTAGCCCTCGACCCATGCCTCGCAGTCGAGCCGGACGACGCCGAACGCGTCCTCCGGGTCCTCGCGGTGCCCGCCCATGCGGAGCACGACGCGCGGGCACTCGTGCTCGGCGACGGGGCTGCGCCGGCCGCGTTCGACCGGCACGTCGGGCAGCGCGTCGGCGAGGCGCGCGGCGATGGCGTCGAGCGCCGCCTCGCGGGCCGGGACCGTCGCCATCGCCTACCTCTGCCGCAGCGCGAGGCGCCAGGAGGCGCCGGTCACGTCGAGTTCGGCCGTCTCGACCGAGAACTCCTGCCCGCCGACGGCGAGCGTCGCGCCGCGCTGCGGCCGGTCGGGCACCAGGGATGTCGGCAGCATCGCCGCGTGGCCGGCGGCGGTCAGCCCGGCCGGGCCGGCGAGCACGTCGGCCTCCTCGCGCGAGAGGACGACGCGCACCGAAACCGGCGCGCCGCCCCCGGGCGGCGTGTAGACCGCGTCGGCGCCGAGCACGGACCGGACGAGGACGGCCGCGGCGGCGGCGAAGGGGTCGCTCACGCGACCGCTGCCTCAGCGGTCGTCGGTGAGGCGGACGCGCGCCGTGGTCGCGGTGCTCGCCTTCGCGGCGACCGCGACGCCGACCTTCGTGTTCGCCGTGCTGGTCTTGGTGACGCGCTTGTTGGTGTTGTCCCAATAGACCGCGTCGCCGACCGCGAGGTCCTGGCCGTCGCTGGCGCCCTCGGCGGTGAGGTCGAAGACGCCGCGGGTCACGATCACGACGCTCGCGCCGCTCTCGGCATCGGTCTGCGCGACGCCGAACAGACTGCCGACCAGCACGCCGCCGCCGGAGCTGACGGCGTAGGGCGCGGCGACCGTCACGCGGTCGCCGCCATGGACGAAGTTGGTAGCCATCGGGGATGCCCCCTTCTCATCGGGTTGCGGGAGAGGCGGGCGGCCCGGCGCCGCCCGCGCCGGGTCAGGCCAGGCGCGGCTCCACCACGACCTGCAGGCGGCCGTCGCCGTAGATGTTGACGTTGGCCGTGCTGTCCGGCGTGACCGCGGTGGCCAGCCGGCGGGCCGCCATGTGCTCCGAGGGCGGCACCAGGAGCACCAGGCGCGAGGGCGGCGCCATGCGGTTGCCGCCGACGCTCCTCATGGTCATCAGCAGCGTCTCGAGCGCGGCCACGGTCGAGCCGTCCGGGTTCACCGCCGCCCGCTCCCGCGTCATGCCGCGCCACGACACCGCCTTGCAGCCGAAGTCGAAGATGCAGCGGTAGGACACGCCGAGAACGTTGAACTGCTCCTCGCTCGTGACCTCCGGCGTGCGCCGGCCGGCGAGATAGGCGATCTCGACGGTCGGGCGGTCGGGCGCGACCAGGTAGTGGTAGATCGTGCCGGAGGCGCCGGCGCCGATGTTGCCGTGGTCGGCGTGGAACAGCGGCTTGCCGTCCGCCATGGCCGCGTTCGTGGTGAGGATCGAATACACCGCGTCGGCGAGCACGCGGTAGCCGGCCTGCGCCATGCCGCGGATCACGCGGTCGAAGGCGTTGAGGTCGTCATTGATGATCGCCTCGCGGGTCAGTGAGATGATGCGGCCCTTGGTCCGGACGCGATAGCTCTCGCCCTCCTCGGCGAATGTGCCGTAGGTGATCGGGCCACCCTCCTGCACGTCCTCCAGGTCCGGCGCCTCACCAATCTGCGCCGAATGGATCTCCTTGAAGTCCTGCACGTCGATCTGCTGCGTCCAGGGCGCCCAGGTGGCGGGCCACTCGGCGAACGCCGCCTGGAGGCGCTTGTTGGTCGCGTCGCGCAGGATGATCGGGAAGTCGCTGGTGGAGTGCTGGCCGCCGCCCATCGCGACGACCCGGCTCCACAGCGCGTCGCCGGCCAGGCGGTGCACGCCCGGCACGCCGGCCTGCGCCAGCACCTCGCGCATGAGCCCGTGCAGGCCCATCGCCGCGAACTCGCGCGCCTCGGGCGCCGGGCTGCGGTCGCCGGAGAGGCGGGCGAGGAGGCCGGCGGCGGCGCGGGCGCGGAAGGTGTCGCGCTCGTCGCGGATCACCACCACGGACGCCGGGCGCTGCGGGCTGCCGGCGGCGAGCGCCGCGATCGCCGCGTCGCGCACCTCGTCGAGCGTTCGGCGGGCGCGGATCTGCTCGAGCGTCCACTCGGCGCCGAGGTTCGCGGCGCGGGCCACGCCCTCGACCTGCTCGAGCGTGGCGGCCTGCGGCCGCGCCGCGGCCTGGGGCTCGGCCACCGCGGCGGCGACCGGCGCCTCGGGAGTCGCGGGCTGCCCGCCCGCCAGGGTGTCCTGGTGGGTCACATAGACCTCCTCGGTAGGGGCCGGCGGAACAGCCGGCGGGGTGGATGCGGGGCGCGACGCCGCGGGGATCTCGCGCAGCAGGGCCCGTGCGGCCTCCGGCATGCGCCGGAACTCGCCCGCCAGGGCCGAAGCGACCGCCCGCACCTCGGCCGGCGGCGCCGTCTCGGTCGCGAATCCGAGTTCGACCGCCTGCGCGGCGGTCATCCACGTCTCCGCGTCCATCAGGTCCTTGATCTCGTCCTCGCCGCGCCCGGTGCGCGCCGCGTAGGTCGCGCGGTAGGCGGCCGAGATGCTGTCGAGCAGCCCGGCGTAGCGGCGCATGTCCTCGGCGCCGCCGAGCACGCCGCCGGCGGCGTTGTGGATCATCAGCATCGCGTTCTCGGGCATCACGATGCGGTCGCCCGCCATCGCGATCAGCGATGCGGCCGAGGCGGCGACGCCCTCGACGATGACGGTCTTCTCGCCCTGGTGGCGGGCGAGCATGTTGTGGATGGCAATGCCGTCGAATGCCGAGCCGCCGAAGCTGTTGACGCGGACGGTCAGCGGCTCGGCCTTGCCCAGCCCCTTCATCGCCGCGGCGACGGCCGCCGGCGTGATCTCCCAGCCCACGTCGCCGAACAGCACCAGCTCGGCGCGCGCCTCCGCCCCGGCCGCCGCGCGCATCTGCACGCCGGCGCCGGCCGCTCTCTCTGTCATCGCCTACTCCTCTTCGGTGTCCGGCGGGTCTGTGGGCAGCGCCGCACCCGTCGCGGCGATCTCGACGGCCGCGTTCTGCCTCGCGTCCTGCGCGCCGCCGGCCTGGTTCGTCCGGCGCGGATCGCTGTCGAGCACCAGCCCGCGGTCGTCCCACATGGCGTTGCTGCGCGCGATCTCGTCGGCCACCCACGTCGGGTCGTAGCCGAGTTCCGACACCGCCTCGGTCCACGGCATCATCCCGGCGCGCACGCCGTCGCGCCAGGCCGGGATCTCCTTCGTCGGGTCGATCATCTCGAACCGCGGCGGCGTCCACTCGACCGGATAGCCGCCCTCCCGCGGCGGCAGGGCCCCGGCCACCACCGCGGCCTGAACGAAGGCGTCCCACACCGGCTGGCAGAGCCGCGGGATGAACAGGAGCCATTGGTCCTGCTCGATCATCCGGCGGAACTCGATCTTGCCGGCGCGGAGCGAGCTGTAGTTGGCCTGCCGGAGATCCCCGGTCGCCTGGTCGTAGGTGACGCCCGCGCCGGCGGCGGCCGCCATGAGCGTGTGCAGCGCGAAGGGCTCGAAGGCGCCGGCGCCGCTCGGCTGGAGGAACTTCGGCTCGGTCCCCGGCGGCAGCTCGGCCACCAGCCCGGGCATCAGCTCGATCGGGTCGCGGTCGGCCGGCGAGCCCGGGAGGTCCGTGGCGTCCATCGTCTGCAGGAACACCGCGAGCGTGGCCTGCACCTTCGCGGCCTCGAGCGCCGCGTCCTCGTAGTCCTCGAGCTGGCGCAGACGCAGCAGCGCCGGCGCGAGGTCGGGCACGCCGCGCACCTGGCCGGGGCGCAGCGCGCGGAAGATGTGCAGCACGTCCGCCGCGGGCACCGGGTCGGCCGTCGCGGAGCCGAGGGCGAGGCCGTCGCCCGGGTGCTCGCGCAGAAGCCAGTAGCGGGCGCGCCGCCCCCGCGCGTCGAGCTCGACGCCCTGCACCACGCGCGTTCCGTCGGCGCGCGCCTCGTTCTTCGCGACGTCGAGGAAGTCCCCCTCCATCACATCGAGCATCAGCGGCACCGGCAGGCCGAGCCGGCGCATCTCCGCCGGACCGGGCCGGACGAAGCGCACCAGCGCCTCGCCGCTCTCCGCCCGGGCGCGGGCCGCGAGGAGCTGCAGCCCGTAGAAGTCGTGCATCCCGGCCGCGTCGCACCGGCGCGCCCAGGACTCCCAGAGGGCGAGCGCCTGACGGTCAAGCGCCGGGTCGCCCGTGTTCGGCCGCGGCCGGATGCCGCAGCCGACCTGGTGGGCGGCCAGGACCGAGACGATGCGCGCCGCATAGGGGTTGTCGCGCACCATCTGCCGCGCGCGGGCGCGCAGCCGCGACAGCGCCGGGCCGATCTCCGCGTTGGCGCCGCTGTCCGGCGCCCGCCACCGCTGCGTCCGGGGCGTGATCCGCCCGGCCTCGTAGGCCCGCACGGCCTGGAGCGCGAGCCGATGGCGCGCGCGGCGCAGCCCGGCGCGCGGCGACACCGCCGCGACGATGCGGTCGAGCACGTTCATCAGTCGCGGATCACCAGCGTGCGGTGCAGGCGCATCCGCCCGCCCGGCTCCATCTCCGCGCGGAGCGCCTGGAGCGCGCGCAGCATCTCGTCCACGCTCCGGTACTCCACCTCGCGCCCCTCGAACCGCACCCGGCGCTCGCCACGCGCGATGGCGTCAACCAGTGCATCAATCTGCTCCTGCGTCACCGCCATCGCGTCGCCCTCATCGCCCGAACCATCCGCCGCCTCGGCCCGAGAACCACCCGCCACTCCGCACCACGGGCCGCGGTGCGACAGCCAGCGGCGCGGCAGGAGGTGCTGGCAACGACTGCGCCGCCTCCTGCCCCGCAGCCGGTGCAGGAGGCGCTGGCGGAGCCAGCCGCCGCGCCTCCTCCTGCGCCGCGAGCCGACGCCAGAAGGCATCCCCTCCGCGATCCGCGCCCAGCACCGCCAGCGCGGCGCGCGCATAGACGGCCATGTCCAACTGCTCGTTCCGCTCGCGCAGCTTGCGCCATTCCTGCCGCGCGAAGCCGCGCCGGTCCTTCACCGTGACCAGTTGCTCGGCCACGAGCTGGCGCACCAGCTCGGGCTCCATCCACTCGGGGAGGTGGACCCACCCCTTCGGCAGCGCGCCGTCCTCGCCGCGCGACAGCCACAGGCGGCGGTACAGGTCGGCCTTGTAGACCGAGACGGCGACCGTCCAGAGCCGCAGCCCGCGCTTGAGCTTGCGCCCGCCCTCCGTCACGTCCACCAGCGTCGGGCCCGACACCGGCTGCGCCTTCGCCCAGCCCTCGACGCCCTTGAGCGGCAGGATGCGCGGGTCGCGCAGCCGCCGGAGGTTCGCGTACACCGCAGCCGTCGCAGAGCCGCCCGTGTCCACGCCGATCTTGGACACGCGCATTGTCCCGCCGCCCTCGCGGGGCCAGTTCTGGTCGAGCCACCCCCAGGCCGCATCCCAGGTCGCCGCGTCGGCCGGGCTGCCCGGGAACACCTCCGCGTCTACGAGCCAACTTTCGAGCCCCGGCCCCCAGCCCCAGACCGCGGCCTCCAGCCGATCCCCCTGGTTGTCCACGCCAGCGGTGAGGATCAACGCCCCCGCCGGCACGACGCCCCGCTCCATGCCGGCCTCGCGGCGCTCAATCAGCCGCGCCCAGTCCGGCGCCTCGCCCCGCTCCTGCCAGGTCTCGCCCAGGGCCGTGTTGACCCAGGCTTTGAGCATCTCCGGACGGTCCTTGGCGGCGAGGAAGTCCGCCGCCGTCTCAGCCAGCCGGCGCCACGGCGAGTAGAGTTCCGAGATGTGGAACCCGGCGATACCGCGGAACTCGCCCTCAGCCCGCCACACCCCTTGCCGCACGGCTGCCCATCGCTGGGCATCCGTCCAGCCCCAGTCGCACCGCACGCAGTAGTACCGCGCTTCCTCCGGGTCGCTGTCGATCCACCGCACCTGTTGCCACCGAAGCACCTGCATCTCGCCGCAGTGCGGACACGGCACCCAGAAGCGGCGGCGGTCGCTCTGCTCCCACGCGGCTTCGATGCGGGACACGCCAGCGATCGTCGGCGTCGAGCCCATCAGGACCTTGCGGTTCCAGAAGGTCGCCGCCCGCTTGCGACCCAGCGTGATCGGGTCGCCCTCGGACCCGGCGCTCGCCGGGTAGCGGTCCACCTCATCGAACAGCACGATCCGGATCGGGCGCGAGGCCAGCGACGCCGCGCTGTTCGCCCCCGCGATCGTCAGGTGCCCGCCCGGGAAGGACTTGTGCAGCAGCGTGTTGTCGCCGTCCCGCGAGCGCGGGTCGGCCACCCTCCCCCGCAGCGCCGGAGAGTCGCGGAGCATCGGCGCCAGCCGGTCCTTGCTCCACGCCTGCCCCATCTCCACCGTGGGCTGCACCACCAGGATCGGCGCCGGGTCCTGGTGAATGTGATACCCGACGACGTTGTTCAGGATCTCCGTCCACCCGATCTGGGCGGACTTCATGACCACGATCGTCTCAACGTCGGGATCGGACACCGCGTCCATGATCCCGCGCTGGTACTCCGCGCGGTCAGTCCTCCACTGTCCGGGCTCCGCGCTTGCCTCCGCGCTGAGCATCCGGAAGCGGTCCGCCCACTCGCTCACCGTCAGCCGCGGCGGCGGCGCCCAGATCGTCAGCGCCTCCGTCACCGCTTCCGCCATCAGCGGACCGGCTGGCAAGCGCAGGTACGGCGCGGGTGCTGGCAAGCTCCCCACAGCACTCATGCACCAGTTCCATCAGCTTGTCGCGCACCACCGCCGGGCTTGTCTCGCCGAGCAGCAGGGGCGCAGCCTTCGCCGGCAGGCTCAGGAGGCGGGCCCGGGCATTCGCGAATGCCGCCTGCATGCCGGCCACCACGTCCTGCCGGGGGATCAGCTCGCCGCGCGTGACAGCGTTCTTCATCTCCTGCGCGTCGGCCTGCTCCTTGGCGAGCCGGGCGCGCTCGGCGTTCAGGTCCAGATCGTCGGGAGAACCGCCGCGCTGCCTGGCAGCCAGCGCCTCAATGCCTGCCTTCAGGATCGGCCCGAGGGCGATGCCGCCACCGGGATGCGCCGGCAGCCGCCCGTCGCCCTTGCGCCCCAGGATGACCCGCTCGGAGACGCCCACGGCGCGGGCCAGCTGCCCGGCGGTGACGGACTCCGGGAGCGGGGGTGATGCTACCCTTGGCACGGTTCTTGCCTAGCGATGCGCCGCGCCTTTGCCCACCGCATTCACCCTGTGGCCGGAAGGACCCGCTGTTGCAGCGCAGCATGGCGTTCGTCGATGCAACACACCAGATCTTGTGGTCTCGATGGCCGCGAGACACAACATCTAGTATGTGGCGGCGGCGCAACGGCGTGGCGCCAAAAACACGAACGCCCGGGCCGCGAGGCTCCGGGCGCAGAATCCGATCGTGCCGATTTGGGTATCATTGCTGTTACGGGCTGTCAAGCGCCTATGCGAGCCGCCACAGCTCGACCAGCCGGTCCAGCGCCGCGAGTAGCCGCCCGCGCAGGACGTGCCGGCTCTCGCCCCGGCGCTCGGCCAGGCGATCCACCGCCACGTTGCGGATGATCACCGTCTCGACCAGCGACCACGCCACGGCGCCGAGCGCCTCTCTGGCACGGCGGAGGTCGGCGAGGGCGGCGATCTGCGCCTCGGTCGGGTGGCCCTGCTGCCAGAGGGGACGGGCGAGATGCATGCCGCCCGGGCGCCAGCCGGCACCGGTCGCCCGCTCGGCCTGGACGCAGAGCCGGTCGGCGGCCTCGCGCTGTGGGTCGGTGAGGTCCATCGCCAGGTAGTGGACGACGCGGCGGGCGCGGCGGACGGTGCGGTTGGGCTGGTCGGGGTCAGGGCCGTGGACGACCTCGAGCTCGCCGCGGCGGTGGAGGTGACGGGGGCCAAGGTCGGCCGCGGTGGCGAGCTGCATGGCGGGTCTGGCTTTCCTGCGTCGGGTCATCGGGCGGCACGGTCGTGGTCTTCAAGCGCCTCTGGGAAAAGCGCATCCTTCACGTCCTTACCGGGCCAACCGGGGTCGCCGAGTAAGACAAGCCGCCTCTTGGTCAGAAGCATGTTCGCGTCGAACTGCCGCACCATCGCCTGTAGGCCGCGCCCAAGCTCCTCGATCTCTTCGGACGTCCACCACCCGGCTTCCAGATACTCGCGGTATCGGCGCTCGTATTTCTCCGCGAGGAATGCCTTGCGCTCGGTGAAGGTCGCGAAGATCCGGTCGCCGAGCAGGGTGTTGCACTCGCGGCAGGCTTGGACCTTCTGGAACCGATGACGGCTGGCGAAGCGGAAATGGCCGCAGACGAAGGACACAGGCACGGTGTGGTCGATCGTGTCGGCGGGCTCGCCGCAGTAGGCGCACCAATGCGTTGGGCCAACGAGGACGTAGCAGGCTTCGAAGGCGGTGCGCTTCTTACGGGCGGCGAGGGCGCGGCGGCGGGTCATCGGTCCTCCTCCGGCTCCGGCAGCGGGTCGAGCCCCGGCCCGAGCCAGAGCGCGGCGGGCATCCCGTGCGCGGCGGCCCAAGCCGCGGCGCGGCGCTGCCACTCGGGGGAGCCGCGCCGAGGCTTGGCGGCCCGCGGGGCTGTGATGCGCGCATCTATTTTGGGTTTGACCGTCATGCGGACTGCATCCATATTGGACGCATCGGCAGGCCGATGGGGCCGGCCGGGATGGAGAGAGCGCGATGGTCACCGTCAGGATCTGGGATTACGCCAGCGACGAGCGCCGGGAGCTTTCGCTCCCCGACCTTCCGGCCGGCATGGCTTGGGAGGTCACCAGCGACCCCCAGTGCGCAGGGCACTACGCCTACACGGTCCGCAGCCGAGACGGCTCCTGTGCGGTGGACATAGAGATGGGGCCGCCGGACTCCCGCGGCGGTTGGCGCGACTACTACCGCCGGACGCCCACGGCGGAGGAGGTCCGCCGGAGCATCGAGGCGGCCGGCTACTGGATGCAGCCGGACGGCTCGCGTGGATCGACTGGCGAGTCCTGGTGGGCGGAGCGGGGGTGAGCGTCGATGATGACCTACGACGAGGCGAATTTCGCGCTGATCGAGGCACGGATCGCTCGGGCGGAGCACCTGCCCCGTCTGGCGGCGGCCGATGAGGCCGCCAGGGCGGCGGCGGACGCCGACGGTGTCGTGCCGGAGCCGGTGCGCGCCGCGCAACGCGAGGCGTGGGCGGAGTATCATCGGCTCGACGCGCGCGTGCGGGATCTGGCGCGGCTGCGCGGCCTGCGGCTGTGGGAGATGCGTCAGGGTGCGGCGGGGCGATGAGCCCCGCGCGCCTCCGCGAGCTGCGGACCGAGCTGCGCCTGTCGAGCTACGAGCTGGCCGAGTTGACGGGCTACACGCGCAGCGCCGTGCAGGGGTGGGAGACGGGCAAATCGCGTGTGCCCGCTCCCGTGGCGGCGTGGTTGGAGGCGCTGGCCGCGGCGTGGCGCGCGCATCCGCCGCCGAGGCGCGCGTAGCGGGCGCGGTCATGGGGCGGGCTCCATCGGCAGCGCGAGGATGGCTCGCACCCCATGCGCGCGGGCCATCCGGCTAGCCCTCGTGAAGCCGCGGCGGCGCTCCTGGCTGTAGACCTCACGCGCTGCCGCGATGATCGGCCCCAGCGTCGGATCGTCGTGCCATTCGCTGTAGCGATCGTCCATCGCCTCGAAGAACCGCACGATCAGGTCAGCGTGGTCGCTCACGCCGCCCTCCTGCGCTGTGCCGCATCGGCCAGCACGGCCTCGGCGTAGTCGGGCATCTCCGCCTCGATCAGCGCCAGGGCGGCGCGCGCGTCGGCGTCGTCGGGCGCCTCGCGCAGCGCGGCGGCGGCCTCGCGGGCGTCGCCGGCGCGGAGGAGCGCGAGGGCGCGGGGGAGATGGCCGGCCGGTGACATCGGGTGACGACCATCAGCCGAGGGGGTTGTCATCGCGGAACCGGCCTTTCCCTAGGGCGGTGACAACGGTGACAACGGTGACAACCCATGCACAGACATTTACGTGCGCGCGCCTATAGGGATTTGTTGCGCGCAATTTCGATGTCACCGTTGTCACCGGCCCGCTTTTCTGCGGCTTTGAGGTTGTCACCATGGGGTTGTCACCCGATGTCATCCGATGTCATCGGAGGGCGGGACCCACCATCGCTCTCGCTTGCTTCGCTTGGGCTTCCAGCCCAGCCGGGTGAGGATCGCCGTCACGCGCATTTGCGCGCCGCGGTTCTGCTGGGCCTTGGGCATCTGGATGGCGTGCTCGAGGATCTCGGGGGCCGTGGCTTGGATACGCCCGACCAGCCAGAGCCGGATGGCGTCGTGCCAGGGGTCCTCCACCATCCGGTCGTTCTGCATCTCGCGCGCCTCGTCGAGCGCGTCAGGGTCATCCAGCCAGTGGGGCTCGCCAGCCGCTTCGCGGGCCGCGGCTTCGGCCCATAGCTGGTCGCGGTTCTCGCGGACCCAGGCGGCGTCGGCCTTCTTGCAGTCGAACGGCCAGAAGCGCCGGTTGCCGGTGGCGTCGCGGAGCCATTCCTCGGCGTTGGTGGTGCCGACGAGGATGCCCTGCCGCGGGACCTCGATGACCTGGCGGCCGTAGGGCGGCCGGTAGCGGTCCACCGGCCGGGAGATGAAGGCCTTCACGGCCTCGGCCTCGCTGGCGAGAAGCTGCGTGAGCTCGGCCATCTCGAGGAACCACACGCCGCGGAGCGCCATGGCGGCGTCCTTGTCGGAGAGCTCGTCGGGAAGATCGTCCGAGAACCACTCGGGGCCGCAGAGGGCGGCCCAGGTGGAGGACTTGCCTAGCCCCTGCGCGCCTTGCGCGACCGGAACATGGTCGAACTTCACGCCGGGCTGGCGGACGCGGCGGACGGCGGCGATCAGGATCTTCGCGCCGATTGCGGCCGTGTAGGGGTTCGCGTCGGCGCCGAAGGCATCCACGAGCCACGTGGTGAGGCGCGGCTTGCCATCCCATTCGAGGCCGGCGAGATAGGCCCGAACGGGATGGTAGCGGTTGCGCGCGGCCTCCGCCTCCATGGCGTCCTCAACGACCTCGCGCCGCATCCGGGGGCAGTGGGCGCGCTGGATGTGGGCGGTTATGAGCGCCACGTCCGAACGCACCCAGGCGCGCGGATACGGGCCGGGCGCCTCGGCGTCGCCGGAGTTCGCCACCGGCGGCGGGCGCAGGAGGAAGGGCTGCCCACGGAACTCGTCGTAGCCGAGGCAGCCGGCGAGCGCCGGGTCGTAGGTCAGGATCGCCATGGCGTTGGCGAGCGTCGGCAGCACCCGCCCGCGGTCATCCGTGTCGAGCCGGGCGGAGAGGATGGAGAGCGGCAGCCGCGGGGCACGGCGCCGCGTCGTGCCCAACTGCTGACGGGCCGCCTCGAAACTGCCGTCGAAGCCGTGGATGTCGTCAGCCGGCATCGGCATACGGAGCCTCCGGGAGGCCGCAGAGACGGGCGATGCGATGGGCGGCACGACCTGGCCTGACCTCCCACATGAGGGCGCCAAGGGCCACCAAATCCGGCCCGCGCTGGGCGTGGTCGAGCGAGCGCCAGCAGCCCTCCACGGTGTCGATGAAGATCGTGGTCTCGGGCTCGTAGCGGTGCATCATCAGCACCGGGCGCTCGGCCATCGCGCGGTTGATGGCGGCGCAATGCTCGCGGCGGTGCGCGCGGGCGGCGAGCGGGACGGCGCCGATGGCGGCGTATGGGGGCTGCCACCAGCGGATATCGCCGCGGCGCAGGGTGGTGACGCGGCGGTCGAAGCCCATGCCGGCCAGGACGCGGGGCAGGTTCTCAGGATCGAGTGCGAGGGAGGCGACGAAGCCCCAATTCAACGCGGCTGGACGGAGGAGAGGGACGACCGTCATGGTGCATCCTCCACGCGGTCGGAGAGCATGCGGCCGATCTCCTGGCGCATCTGCTCGATCTCGGCGGGATCGGGATGGGTGGCACGCCAGGCTTCCCACGCCTCGTGCAGCGCTGCGGCTCGGCGCGCGACCTCGAGCCGGGCCTCGGCGCGATCAACGTGCGTCTGCGGGAGCGCGGTGGCGTGCATCATCGGCCCACCGCCTCCCCGATCTTCGCCAGCGCGTCGGCCGCGCGTTCCAGCCGCTCGGCCTGCGCGGTGTATTGGTCGCGCAGCGTCTCCACGTCGCGGCACTGATCGGCGAGGTGGCGCTGGCCACGGGCGTTCCCGCGCAGCGCCGAGACAGCATGCGGGCGGTCGCCGGGTTGCAGCGTCTCCACGACGCCGCGCAGCGCCTCGAGGATGCGCACGCGGTCCTCATGCTCTGCCGCGTCGGCGGCGGCCGAGTGCTGGCCGCTGGCGTCGAGCGCGCGATGGCGCGCGGCCTCGGCGCGCTCGATGCGCAGCCATCGGTCGAGCAGCGTGAGCGTGGTGTCGGGTCTCATGCCGCGATCTCCACGCTGTGGCGGCGCCGTTCTCGGCGTTCGCGAGCGAGGCGCTTGCCGCGCTCTTGCTGGTACTCGCGTCGGCCTGACACGGCGCGATGCTCGGGGGCGGTGACGGTGACCAGCCTCGCGGTCTCCGGGCACCAGACGGCGCACACGGCTTCCGGGCCAATGCGGACGATGTGTCGCTCGTAGTGGTATCCGGTCTCCGGCTCGAAGTGCCTCGCGGTGATGAATGTGCGCCCCTCGATGATGTCGAGCACGGCGCGGAGCCAGTCCTCGGGGCGCGGCTCGTAGCCCCAGCGCGCGGCCATCTGCCGCTTGGCGTGGTGCGTGACGCCGGGCGTGGCGATCTCGATCATGCCCTCGCCCTCACCTCGACGCCGGCCGCCTCCACCTCGCGCGCGCGCCAGGCCATGAGGCAGGCGGCGGCATCAGCGGCATGGTCGCTGTCAGGTGCCCAGCCGTCGTTGCAGACGGCCGCGATCACGTCGCCCTTGCTGGCGCGGCCGGAGCCCGCGACGCGGCGCTTGATCTCGCTCGCGGTAAGCTCGCGGCGCGGCACGTCGAACACGCGTGCGAGCATATGGGCGATGCCGACCAGCACGAGCGGCAGGTCGGCGGTGAACGCGGCGCGGCCGAACGGGCGCTCGATGGCGAGCAGGCGCGGGCGGCGCGCCCACAGCGCGTCGGCGAGCCAGCCGTGGAACTCGCCGTAGAGCATGCCGAGGTCGTCGTTGTGCGACAGGTCGAGCGTCCCGCAGGAGCCGTCCGACCATGCCCAGCCTGTGCGGCGGCCGGGATCGAGCGCGAGGATGAGGCCGGGCGTGGGGCGTGCGCGGGCGTTCATCACAGCGGCTCCTGCAACTGGCCTCGCGCCCGCGCGCGGTGCAGCCGCCGCTTGAGCGCGTCCATGCTGAGCATCAGCGCCTCTGCGGCCTGCCGGCGGCCGAGCCGGCGCACCGTCTCGATCGTCGCGGCGATCTCGCCCTCCGCGAGCGGCGGCCGGCCGAGGGGGGCGCCGCGACGCCGCAACGCGTTGTTGACCGCGCGGGCCGTGCGCCCCAGCGCCCGGCCGATCGCGTCGTCATCGTGCCCGGCGGCGCGAAGCCGGCGCGCCCGAGCGCGCTCCTCGGCCGTCCACTGGCGGTAGTGCCGCGCCCGCTCGTGCGGGACCTTGGCGCGCGAGAGCATGCCCTTGACGCTGCCGACCGTGCGGCCGAGCGCCGCGGCGGCCTCCTCACGCGTGCAGCCGGCGGCGCGCATCTGCGCCAGCCGCCTTACCTCGGTGATCTTCCACCCCCTGTAGGGCGCCCCCCCCAAAGAGGGCCCCGGCGGCTGCGACACCGCCGGGGCGAGTTTATCGGGAGGAACGGACCACGCGCCGTCAACGGCGCGCGCGTCCGCGCCGCCAAGCGCAGCGCGGACCTCGTTGGCCGCCTCGCGGGCGGCGCAGCTAGTAGGCGCGGGCCGGAGTTGTCCGGCGGCGTCGCTGTGGGCCAGACGCCGGCCCGCGCCCT